GAAGTTACAATATCTCGTCTGCAAAGTTTGATGTCAAAATTGCCACAAACTCCCGGTATTCAGAGCATGGGGGCTCTACCTAGCCTTACCTCTCAAGCAAGTGAAGTATCCGCAGCAGAAACCGCGTTGAACTCTGTGCTCCAAAAAGGGCGCGAACGTTTAGGCCAATTGACGCAAGAAAATAGTGAAAGAAGTGCGGCCGCGAAACTTGCTCTTGAGGGCATAAACTTAGTTAGCACTGCTGCAGCAAAGCAAGCTAACATCACAAACTCATTAAACGAAGGAAACCGTGAAGCGGCGCAGTACATTGAGTTGCTTAAGTCCGGCGTAAACCCGGAATTAGCCAAACAAATGGCAGCAATTACGTCCGCAAGTATTGGGGTTGAAAATGTAATAGACCAGACAGTGCAACAACTAGAGGCATTAAATAACCCAGAGTTCAAAGAACTTATTGACAAACTACTTGAGTTAAAGGGCAAACAAGGAAGTATAGTTGCCGATCAGGCTGAAGCAGCCGAAACGAAGAAAAGACTTGAAGCCGAAAAAGAAAAAATAGAAAAGATCAAAGCCATTTCTGAAGATCTAGAAAAAAACGTGTTCAAGCGCTTGGGCACCGCTTTAGAAGACGCGCTGGTATCAACAATCGAGGCTGCAGTTACTGGAGCAAAAGATCTACAGGAGACGCTTCAAGAAATTGCAAGCAGCCTATTAAAAGACGTGGGCCGTATGTTTATTAAAGCAGCAATTTCGGGAGCTGGAACACAACTCGGACTTCCGGGCTTTGCCGATGGCGGCTTTGCTCAACCTGGCAGAAGCTACATCGTGGGCGAGCGTGGTCCTGAACTTTTAACCATGAGCGCGAGCGGTGGCTATGTCACCAACAACAGCGCCAGCCAAGCTGCAATGGACCGTTACAGCGGCGGCAACAGTCGCGGTGGCGCGATCTCGGTCAACTACAACGTCACTGAAATCAACGGCATGAAGTTTGTCACGGAAGACCAGTTCCGCGCTGGTATTTCCCAAGCAGCCAAGCAGGGCGCTGACGGCGGCTTCAACCGCACCATGAGTAGCCTGAAGAACAGCAGGTCAACCCGTTCTCGCGTTGGGGTCTAATGTCAATCCAAGCCATCGCCACCTTTGTTGATACTCCCTACGGGGACTACCAAAACGGCAAGGTTGGCTCATCGGTCAGCGGGTATTCATACTTGTCTTTCATTTATCAAGGTGCGAGCAAAAGCCGTAGTGGCGACAACCTGCAAGCCGCTTTGGTTTTGGCGAACAACCCCGTAGCGATGAACATCGCCAATCAACTGGTTGGCAACTTCAAGACCATTACAGTCGAAAACTGGTTGATGAACCCCAGCACTTATCAGCGCTTAGGTCAAAGTCCTTTGACCTCAGAGACTTGGCTTGTCTCTAGTTTTTCCTACGATCCTGAAACCGTCGAGTTAGTGTTGTCAAGCAGCCTTGACGCGATTGGAACGCAAGCACCGACGCGAGTTTTAACCAGAAAGCTGGTCGGAGCCCTGCCTACAACTGGTGCAGTGCAGAACCTGTGATCCCGCACCAGCTCATCGGTAAGCCTTACCGTTTGGGCTCTAATTTTGAGCAACACGGCACAGGCGACTGCCTGAGCCTGGCGCGTGCGGTTCTAGGTTACTACGGTATCGCTACACCGGAGCCGCAGCGCCAGTGGTACAGGCGTTTACGGCAGGGCGACACAGCAGTCTTTGAGGAAGAACTGGAACGGTGGGGAATGAAAACTGCAGTATTAGACTGTGGGGTAGTTGCCTTATGCCAGGCTGATGCCGGGTATGGGCTCGCCACTTGGTATCTAGACGGATGGATTCATTACGCAGAGTCGGTGGTGAAATGGAGCCGGTTCGACGCCCTGCAGGTCCACGGGCTTTACTGCCAGCGGAAGTAGAGATGTGCCAAGTACTCGGTATTACCGAGGCAGATTATTGGACATTCTGTGATTTAGCACTGGCTCGTAATGGCGAACGCCGCGAAGGGTATGAACTGATCCCTGATATTCGTTGCGATGCCGTCGTCACCCCAATTTTGATTAATTTAGCCATTGGTGTTGCGCTAACGGCTGTCGGTGTGCTGTTGGCACCAAAGCCGAAATCCCCTGGCCAGCAAAAAGCCCCGCCGCAACTACAAACAGCTGATGCAACTGGACCGAAACGGTTTGCCACCCAAGCGGGATTTAACACCGTCCAATCAGTTGCAAGTTTAGGGGAAGTGATTCCGCTCGTCTTTGCGGACTACAGCGTTAACCAAGGCGGCGTACGTGTGTCGTCGAATTTGCTGTGGTCACGAATGACCAGTTACGGCACAACCCAGCAGTTTGAGGGTATCTACCTGTTTTCCAGTGGTCCGCTTGCCGATCGCCCTGACTTTGAAGGTTTCGCCCTTGGCGACTCTTTGATCACCTCGTATCCAACCAACAAGTTCCGGTTGATATTTGGCACAAACGGAGGTCGGCCAAATCCGTTTGCGATCAGGGATAGTGGAGAGGGTATGGGGCAATACTCACAAACGCGGGATACTGATACGAGAATCCCAGGCAACGGTTTTGAGATATTCCGTCCAAATCTCGGCGCTCGCAAAGATTTTTGCGGGGTGCGTACACCGTCAAGCCAGACGCAGTTCGGGGCTTATGCGCCGATGCCCAATGGGATGTCATTCCAACTGCCCTATGAACTGGTGATTATTCCAGATGGACAGGGCAGAAACGTAAAAAATAGAGCTAGGGAAAAGCGTAGAAAGTTAGGTGGTTATTACTTTATTGGAGCAGCGGTAACCAGTTTTAGCGGCGGATCTATACAGACCAAGGGCACAAGGGTTTTTTATGAGGTTACCAAAGATGTATACGACGGCAGCAATTTTGGCGACTGGGGGAGAGTAGATATTAATCAAGAACAAGAAACTAGGCGAGTTGAAATTGACTCAAACATCGGGATTGGCAGCTCTTATTTGATTGGCCAGACCTTGACAACATGCACGAGTATTCCCGACAAAAACCCGTTCGACAACACCTTTACAAAAACTTATGAGTTCACCGTATCTGAAAGTTCACCTGGTAACAATGTAGAGACAGCAAGCGTTATAAACGAGGAAGGCGCTTTTCAGCGTCTAACGATCCAGCGTGTTGCGCTAGCTACGATCTCAAATAGCCGCCCATGCAATGTTACTGAAATTGGCATTCGCAGCAATGTATGGAAGCAAATTAATTTTGCCAATGTTAACACCCAGCCGCCAGATAATACTATTGCTGACTTTGAGGAGGAGGGCGGAAACATCACTCTTGGCCAGATCAACAAATATATTACCCGGTATTCATTTTTTGGCCTTCAAGCGCGAACGCGCGGCTCATCTACATGGACAAATCTCAACGGCACCACTAACATATTCTGCATAAAAGGCAATACGCCCCAAGACCAGTACAACTACTTATTTATTGAGCATCCTCTTGGGCAGTATGAATTCCGGCTTATCCCGATACCGGGCAATAGCGTTTACAAGTATTGGGTGGGAGGCAGCAACAACATCTGGCAGTTACGCCCCGGCAGAAATCAAGGGCCATTACAAGTAAATGTACCGGGTGCAGGTCAATTCAGGGTTTATTTTGCTGGAACGCTTGTTAGCACTGCGCCCCAAACATTTTACAACAAAGAGTATATCGTTGGCGAAGATTTAGACACAAGTAAGCAAGCTGTTCGAGATCAAAGCAAGAATCCGTTTGACGCTCTAGCGGATTATATCAAGTATTCAAACGAGGGCTCCAGCCATGCTTCAGCGCCTGAGCATGAAGTCGTGTATGTCAATGAAGTCATCTACAACGACCAAACAACAGTCGGCTTGTTACCTGTATTCAATAGAGGTGATGGACCGCAATACGACAACCTTGCAATTGCAGCGCTGAATCTTTGGTCCGACAAGGAATGGTCGTCACTGTCGGAACTTTCGGCTTTCTTTAAGAAGGGCGTAAAGGTAAAAAAACCCAGCGGCAGCACAGGAGCGACAAACCTGCTACCTGAGATTGTTTATGCACTGCTAACCGACGAGACGATTGGTGCGGGCAAACTTATTGGGGCGGACCAAGTCAACGCCGCCGAGATGGCTAACGCTGCAAAATACTGCCGAACTAATAAGTTTACTTGGAACGGGGTGCTCACCAATAGGGTGAATCTACGTGAATGGATCTTTGAAAACGCCGCATACTGCCTACTCGATTTCACCATTATTGGCGGCAAATTTTCGCTGCGCCCGACACCGGTTACCAGTAGCAGTGGTGCGATCCTCCGTAGCGCAAAGCCCACAATCTCTGCGCTATTTACGGACGGCAACATTCGTGACCTAAAGGTTGTATTCCTTGACCCTGAAGAGCGCAAACCGTTCAAAGCTGTTTGCTTGTACCGAGAGGACTCAGAGAACGGTTTTCCTGAAACCCGTGTTGTAACGGTAAGAGCTTCAGGCGGCAGCCCAGCTCTATATGCAGAAGAGGCGGGAGATCGTAGCAGCGACCCAGAGGAAACATTCGACATGACTCAGTTCTGTACTGTGCCCCCTGGGCAGTATCCGACGCACCCGGTCACTTTTGCTCAAGTTGCAATCCGCACTCGAACGCTGGTGACACATAGCGTGACATTCCAGACCACCCCAGAGATGGCGATGGGGCTGGAACCTGGCGAGTATTTCCGCTTAGTCAGCGAGGCCACGCACACCAGCCGCTTCAACAATGGAGCGGTGAGCGCTGACGGCGTTGTGACCAGCACCACGCCTTTATCGAACGGCAGCCATTCGGTGTATTACTGGACGCCAGGCTCAACCTTTGTCAGCTCAGGAACCCTGCAAATATCAAACGGCATTGCCAGCAATTTGCGTGGAAAAATTTTTACGTTGAGAAATTCGAACGGCAGCCATTCGGTGTATTACTGGACGCCAGGCTCAACCTTTGTCAGCTCAGGAACCCTGCAAATATCAAACGGCATTGCCAGCAATTTGCGTGGAAAAATTTTTACGTTGAGAAATTCCATCACTGAAGACCGAATCTACAAGCTCGAATCCCTGAGTTATGCCGAAGACGGATTGGTAGAGGTCACGGGAAGCCACGTTCCTCTTACTAGCACTGGAGCGCTGGCAATTATGGATAACAGGGGATTTGACGTTGAAACCGCGTAAACTAAAACAAGCACTGGTACGACTGTGGCTGCGTCATTCCCCTCAGGGCTAAAACCGACAAGCCGCAGCTACCGGCCTGGAAAGTTTCCGCAGATCCAGTTTGAAGCTCTAAATGGGGCGACCACTGCAATTCGGTATGGCCAAAAGGCGTTTAACGCGCAACTAACCTTGACGTTTGCGAACATCAACGATACCGATGCAGCTCGAATCGTAAATCATTATGAAGAGCGGATGGCGACTTTTTCCAATGTGACCTTCAGCAGCGCTACTGGGTTGGCCGGTTTGGGTTCTACGCTTTCAACCCAGATCAGCGAGTCTGGATCAGGGTTGAGGTGGCGCTACGCCGAACCACCTCAAGTGGAGAGCGTTTACCCTGGCATCAGCACGGTGACGTGTACGTTTACCGGCTACCTAGATGGCGCTTAGAATGTGATTAACGTACAGTGACGCATCATGGCGTTTTACAGCGGTCTTGACGGTCAGCTTTATTTGGATGGGTCCAAGATTGGCAAAGTCCAGAACTGGTCGCTGAATGCGTCACAAGCAGTGCTGGAAACCACCAGCCTTGAAGACACTGACAGAACGCTGATTAACGGCGTCCGCAGCATGAGCGGTAGTTGTCGTGTGTTTTACCACTCCAACGGCGATGCCAGCGACTTCATTAACAACATCATCAAATCTGGTGCGACCAGCTCCGAAGATGGCGCTGCCACTCAATCAACCACGGTCCTCTTTAAGTTGCACGTCAACTCCACCAAGTACATCGAGGTTTATGCGTGGATCACCGGAGTCAGCATGAGCATGGCAGTTGGCGAGGTCTTTTCTGTTGACGTGACTTTTGAAGTTAGCGGGCACGCTAAAGCTGAAACTCTCTGATGTCGGTTTACCTCGGATACACGGGCTCCGTTGAGCTGGACCGTGACTCAACGGACACCCCATTGGAGACAACACTGGATCCCAGTGATGTCAACGTATCTCGACGCCGCTTTGCGGTAGATTTCAACGTGGCGGCTCTCGTCACTGGCGACAAAGTAGAAATCGCCACTGTTGACGGATCCACGCTACAGCTGGTTTCAGGCCACAACTATCCCGATGGTGCCTGGTACATCCACATTGATGAGGCAGGCGGAATCAGGCTTTACAACCAATTCCAAGCTTCACTGTCTGGACAGCAGGACGATGCCGTGGAGCTGGTTGCACCGAGCGCAGCGCAGAATATCACACTACAAACTAAGAATGACCGTTACCGCTTCATGGCGAAGATCCGGGATTTTGAACTAACCACTAGCCGCGACACGATAGACCTTACATCCCTGGGCAATGAGTTTAGGAACCAGTATGAGCAAGGATTAATCTCTGGCCAAGGCACACTCAACTGCTTTTGGGAAAGCGATCCATCAATCACTGGAACCGGATACGGGTCTAGCCAAGCTGAGTTTCCGTCATACTTGGCGCGACTGGTCGTCCGAGTGCAGCAAGGCGCAGACTTCAACGGGCGATTTTTTATTTTCGCCGGAAGCGTAGGGCAGCCCGAGAGCGTCTGGTACGAGGCCAAATGCATCGTCACCAATGCCGCCGTTTCTGTATCAAACGAAGGCGCGATTGAGACACGGATCGATTTCGTCACTTCTGAGCAAGTGGTGTTGAAGCAAGGACGACTACCTGCGTATCTGCTGCAAGAAGACGGCGAGTACCTGCTACAGGAGGACGGGAGTCGTTTGTTGCAAGAAGATTAGAATACACCTATACGCTCTGCGGACCTAAGGAGGCAAAGCCTTGCCAGATCTTGAAATCTCAAATTTGCCTGCCCTAACCGCAGCATCGCTGCAGGGCACAGATCCAGTGGCTGTTGCTGACCTGTCAGCAGCTGAGACCAAAAAGATCACAGTAAAGGCGCTACTGGAAGGCGGCTTTGATCTGGTTGATGACGCAACCATCCCCGCCGCAAAAATTTCTGGCTTGCCCGTTGGTGCTGGTGAGATCGGCACTACTGAGCTTGCTGATCTCGGTGTAACGACTGCAAAGATTGCGGCAGACGCTGTCAGCTTCGCCAAAATCCAAAACATCAACACCGATGTTCTGCTGGGCCGCTCCACGGCAGGAACAGGTGATGTTGAAGAGATTACCTGTACGTCAGCAGGCCGAGCACTGCTCGATGACGTAAATGCCGCCGCCCAACGCACAACCCTTGGCCTTGGCACGCTTGCCACACAAGACGGCACATTTAGCGGCACCAGTAGCGGCAC